CAAGTTACAAAACTGCTTGACTATATACTCTATAGGGTATATAATACCTGTACGTTCATCCCACTCTGTGGGACGCAAGTAAGTCGCGGAACGGAGCGTTCATCCCATGTTTGAATTTCTTCTGTACTCAAGTATGATGTGTTCTGATGCTGATGCATTAGTATTCAGAATCCAAAAGAACAGATCAGATTTACCTCCACATGTGGTGGTAGAGTTGGTAGAGACCGTAAAGGAATCTGTGCCAGAATGTAACTATTATTGGGACGCAAACGACTGAAGGAACGGGGCTAAAATCCCATTCTTTTAGGAGACCTACGATGAACACCTTAAACCTCATCAAGAAGCAGATCAATAAAGCTGCTGCACTTCACAACGCTCAGATCTCTCACACTACATATCGTGGTGTTGAGTATGATACTCGTTGTGTAGAGAGTAAGGAAACACACGGTACATTCTGCTATCGTGGTAAGACTTACACCAAGTGATTGACTTACAACTATAATATGATAGAATGGGAGGGTTACCTCCCATTTTTTATGGAAAGAGATAAACTAAAGTTGATAGTAAGAAACTTAAAACTACTTGTAGAAGCACTTGAATCGGAAGTATATTCTGATCCAAAAGCATACACAGATAAGCGGGAAAACTTTGATGATCCTGCTTCCTACTACGCACCCATTTCAGATTACGACGAAATTTTTAATGACGATGACGGATACCCCGACTAAACTGATTAGCGTTACTCCTGACGCAGAGAAGCACATGGCCTATTGTGCCCGTGTGTCGAACCCAAACAACCAGGAAAATGAAAAGTTCTCGGGTCTCCTTAAATACTGTGTGAAGCATCAGCACTGGAGCATATTCGAGCAAGCATTCATGACCCTGGAGATCAATACCACCAGGGGGGTGGCGGCTCAAGTGCTTCGTCACCGTAGTTTCACATATCAAGAGTTTTCACAACGCTATGCTGATTCTTCCCTACTCGCGGAGACGATCCCTCTACCTGAACTACGCAGACAAGACACCAAGAATCGTCAGAATTCTATTGATGACGTTGACCCGTTTATCAACCAGGAGTTTCAGATCAAAATGAGAGCACATTTTGACGAGGGTATGAAACTCTATAAAGAAATGCTTGATGCATCGATTGCAAAGGAGTGTGCTCGTTTTGTGCTTCCTTTAGCATGTCCAACAAAAATTTACATGACGGGCTCTGTGCGGTCGTGGATCCATTATATCGATTTGCGTTCTGCAAATGGAACACAGAAAGAACACATGGACATCGCACTTGGTGCAAAAGAAATTTTCATCGAACAGTTCCCATCCGTTGCAGAAGCAATGGAATGGATTTAATAAATAGTTACACGGATAGGTGATTTATGGCAACGTACCCAGTAAGGCATAAAGAGACTGGTGAAACCAAAGACGTGAAGATGAGTATTCACGACTGGGACCAGTGGAAAGTTGATAACCCAGAGTGGGAAAGATATTTTACAGCAGAGAACGCACCGAACTTTGGAGAGATTGGTGAGGTTTACGATAAACTTAAGAAATCTCACCCAGGCTGGAACGATGTCTTGCGAAAGGCATCGAAAATGCCAGGATCCAACGTTCGTCCCGTTTAATCTTTTCTATGCCCGCAAAAAGAAAGTCTCAGTCCCCAATCGTTCCATTTGGAATGAGCAACAAAACCATGAAAAGAAAGAAACCACTAAACACAGACTTGATGAAACCCATCGAGCCTCTGACACAAAACCAGGAAGAACTTTTCCGTTGCTATAAAAACAATCAGAACCTTGTGGCGTATGGTTGTGCGGGAACAGGAAAGACCTTCATTACCCTCTACAACGCTTTGCGCGATGTCTTTGATATGAAGACACCCTACGAGAAGATCTACATCGTTAGATCGCTTGTAGCGACCAGAGAGATTGGTTTCCTACCTGGAGATCATGAGGATAAGTCCTCTCTCTATCAAATTCCATATAAGAATATGGTGAAGTTTATGTTTGAACTTCCCACAGAAGCAGACTTTGAAATGCTGTATGGAAACTTGAAGACTCAAGGAACCATCTCTTTCTGGTCTACTTCATTCATTCGTGGTACAACTTTGGATAATGCGATCATCATTGTTGATGAATTCCAAAACTTGAACTATCATGAACTTGATAGTATTATAACCAGAGTTGGTGAAAACAGTAAGATCATGTTCTGTGGTGATGCAACTCAGTCTGACCTTCTTAAAGATAAGGAAAGAAATGGTATTGCAGACTTCATGAAGATCTTACGCATCATGCCTTCAGTTGATATCGTTGAGTTCGGTGTCGAAGACATCGTTCGCTCTGGATTAGTGAAGGAATACTTACTTGCTAAAATGGAAACTATGTAAAACATGAATTTTATTCATCATAATTATCTCGGTGATCTTGAATTAAACAAAAAGGAAACCAACGGCATCCGTCTCTACAACCTTCCAAGTGGAGATTGGGTGCCTTCTATTACATCCGTAACCTCTTTCTATAATAGAGAGATCTTTGCTAAGTGGAGAGCAAGGATTGGTATCGAAGAGGCAAATAAGATCACCAGGAAGGCAACTGCTCGGGGAACTGATTTCCACTCAGCAACCGAACTCTACATGCTGAACAAAGAAATAAACTGGGATGAGTTTAGACCTCTGACTAAGTTTATGTTTCATCATGCTAAACCATATCTGGACAAGATAAATAATGTACACGCTATAGAAAGGACTCTATACTCTGAGTACCTTGGTTTAGCTGGTAGAGTTGACTGCATAGCAGAGTACGAAGGAGAACTTGCAGTCATTGATTTCAAAACATCAGAAAAGATTAAACCTGAAAAGTGGTTGGAGAACTATTTCGTTCAAGAAATGTTCTACGCTTCTGCTTACTATGAACTCACAGGTATTCCCGTTAAAAAACTAATCACCATTATGGTTACTCCTGGTGGTGAGGTCAAAGTATTTGACAAACGTGATAAAGGGGAGTATATTAAATTGTTAGTTCGATATATTAAGGAATTTGTATCTCACAATCTTAGGTCAGAGAATGGAGAATGAATTAGAAAAAGTATTAGAGAGTAAGTTCTTCTGCCCTTCTCGATTTGCACAAGAGATTGAAAGTCTTGTGTGTGAAAATGAAGGAATGAGTTACATTGATGCCATCATTCACTTCTGTGATTTGCAAAGCATTGACGTTGAATCTGTTCCCAAACTTATTTCTAAACCTCTCAAAGAAAAACTCAAGTACGAAGCAATGGAACTAAACTTCTTGAAGAAGAGTTCCAGAGCAAAATTACCCCTCTAATTCAGTTTAGAGGGAAAAAAATTTCCGGCAAAAAAATTGCCCTATTACTTTTTTCATGATGCCCTTTGACGCATATAAGCAATATCTTTCCTTGAAGAATCACTTCACGAAAGAGAAGTATGATTATCACAAGTATTGTGGTAAGAGCCGTGCTACAGTAAAGTCTTTTTATAAGAGGAAAGATAGATTCTGGTTTGAAAAATTAGCACGTAATAAATCTGATCGAGAAGTTGTTGAGTTCTTCGTTTCCAATTTTGTCACCTGCACTGACCCAGGTAAACTATGGATTGGAGAAATGATCAGAGAGGGTGAAGGTAGATATACCTCATGGAAAAGACGAACACAATCCCTCTCTTATGTTTTCAAACAAGAGATGGAATCCGTGCTTGCAAATAGAGATATCAATGATGCTTTTGCAAGTTCAAACGGACATTCACCAATACTCAAAGGATATCTCAGCGGAGATGTTTCTCTTGAGACAATGGTGATCTGTGATAAGATACTTGGTTATCGAACTGATTATGATAAAAAACTGACAGACCCGGTGTGGGAAACCGTCAGTATGAGAATGCGAAAGTATTCTCCGTTCCTAAATATCGATGTATTCCATTACAAAAAAATTCTGAAGGAGATGGTCCATGGCACTTGAAAATGCAACCGTATTAGAAAATCTGCTCAAGCAGAGAGTTGAGATTGAACAGCAACTTGAAACACTTCGCACCACTTACCTGAAGGTTCTTGGTGCTATTGATGCACTGTCTCAAATTGAAGAGGCAAATGCTGAATCAGAATCTGAACCCGAAGAGGAGTCTGAAGAGGAATGAGTTTTTTTGACTCAGAAGTCGTCCGTGCAGAGATGACAGAAATTAGTGAACTGCAAGAAGACGTTTATACCAACGTCTTCAAATTTCCAACTATGAATAAAGAAGAAAAACTTTTTCATGTTGGACTTCTGGGAAAACTAATAGAGAAACAAAAGATTCTCTATACTCGTCTGAGTCTCTCCGACGACCCAGATGCAAAACTTATGAAACAAAATATTGTTGACTCTGCTCAAATGATGGGTCTCTCATCAGAGGTTGATATGAGTGTTGTTTTTTCTAATATGGAAAAAATGCTTGAAGTGATGAAACAGAGTATTGACGATGACGACTCCAACCTGTAGAATAATGGAGTACACAAAAGCCAAATACGTACAAACACAACGAATCCTATGTCTTTCGCAAATCTTAAGAAGCAATCTTCTCTTGGTTCACTGACCTCTAAACTGGTCAAGGAAGTTGAGAAGATGAACAATACTGGTGGCGGTGGTGATGACCGTCTCTGGAAACCTGAAATGGATAAGACTGGCAACGGTTATGCAGTCATCCGTTTCCTGCCTGCCCCTAACGATGAGGAACTTCCTTGGGCAAAGATGTACTCCCATGCCTTCCAAGGCCCTGGTGGTTGGTACATTGAGAACTCACTGACCACTATCGGTCAGAAGGATCCTCTTGGCGAATACAACCGCGAACTGTGGAACAGTGGTAACGAGACCGATAAGGACACTGTTCGTAAGCAGAAGCGCAAACTGTCTTACTACAGCAACATTTATGTTGTACAGGACAAGGCAAACCCTCACAACGAAGGTAAAGTCTTCCTGTTCAAATATGGTAAGAAGATCTTTGACAAGATCATGGAAGCAATGCAACCTGAGTTTGAGGATGAGACTCCGATCAATCCCTTTGACTTCTGGCAGGGTGCTAACTTCAAACTGAAGATCAAGAAGGTTCAAGGTTATTGGAATTATGACTCGTCTGAATTTGATCGCGTTGCACCACTCCTGGATGACGACGATGCTCTTGAAGCCCTGTGGAAAAAAGAGTACTCGCTTACTGCCCTGACTGCTGCAGATCAGTTCAAG